AGGTGCTAGAGTTAAAGTTCTAGTTGCGGTTAAAGTAGCTGATGAGGTTACTTTTAAATAAAGACTTCTAATTTCATCAGCAACACCGTCTGCCATAGTTTCAGTTGCGTCTGCATCTGTTGCAAAACAGTCTTTGGTTGCGTAACTAAAGGCATCCGCAATCAGTTCTAAGTTGGTGTTGGTACTTGTTCCCCAAGTTCCTGACTCATCACCTGTGGCGATTTCCTTGAGTCTTAAATCATTTACATAAGTTGCCATATATTGCCTCTGTTTGTTATTCTACGCTACTTCTTCCCAAGTTGGTATTTGAGTGTCATCTATTTCTGAAAAAGAAGATGATTGCGTATCAGTTATAGTAGTATAGTTTGGAGTTTGGTTTTCATCAATACGTGACCATATTAAAAGTTTGCCTACCTGGCCTGTTGCGCTAACTCCATTTGGGAATACGTTTGCTTTTGCATTAAAGGTAACAGTTCCAACAGACCCTGTTACGCTATACCCTACTACAGAAATGTTATTGTTGGTTACAAGAGAAATAGATCCTAGCGCAGATGTTCCAGCAACTCCTGTTGTAATAATAACATTTGCATCACCCTCAATACTAACAGAAACATTTCCAAGGGTACTAACCAGGCCATTTAATGATACAACAGCTTGTGATTCTGTGGTAACTGTTCCTAAAGCAGATGTTGCTACTTGACTGGCTGGAGTGACGTTAGCTTCAGCATCAACAGTTAATGTGCCTAAAGCAGAAGTTCCAACTTGACTGCTAGGAGTTATATTTGCTTTACCTATTTGAGTTACAGTTCCAAGAGCCGAAGTAAGCTGAATGCCCGTAAGAGTTACATTTGCCTCAGCATCAACTGCAATTGTTCCAAGAGCAGAAGTTCCCGCTTGGCCTGTTGGAAAAACATTTGCTTCTGCGTCAGCAATGACTGTTGGCGTTCCAACAGAAGAAACAATAGATGGAAGTGTTGCAACCGCTTGTCCGTTTACCCCAACTCCGCTTACAGCTCCAGTAGCGCTTTGCCCTGTAACAGCTACATTTGCTTCTGCGTCAGTTGTAACAGTACCTAAAGCAGATGTTGCTGCTAGGCCAGTTACATTTACAAGAGTTACAGCAGGCTCGCCCCAGGGACCCGATCCCCATTCAGAACGACCCCATCCAACAGCCATAATCGGCTACCTTTAAGCTATTCTGATAATAGCAGTAGAAGAAGCAGCAGCAGGAAAGACTATGGTAAAGTCTCCAGCAGTTGAAGTTTTATCACCACCAAAATCAATAGTAGCGACAGATTTGTTTGAATCGCTTGAGTTATAAATCATACAACCTCTAGCAGTAATAGTAGCTGTACCAAAGGTTAAATCATTAAAGTCACAAAACGCAGTAGTACCAGAACTTGTTGGAGTTACATTTGTTAGAGCAGCTCCACCTGAAGTATAGTTAGTACCAGATGCTTCTCCAGTAGTAGTAAACGAAGTAGTGGTAGCACCTAAAGTTGCTGATGAAGTATACAAAGCCAGTTTAAAAGCATCAGCTCCAGTATCGAAATCGTGATTGCCTTTTAAAAGCTCTACTTTAAAACTTGTTGTAAGTGTTGATGTAATTGCCATAATTATAGTTTCCTAATTAAATCAGAAGCTTGAGTTAAACCTTCTTTATCTAATTTATTATTAATTGTAATCCTATCAGATTTTATAGCATTTTGCATATATTGTTCAATAACTTTTGTAATGTTGTCTTTGTAAGTTTTAACTTGCTCTTGTATTTGTTCAGGAGCATCTTCGCTTGTTTGAATGATTCTATCAATACAAAGTTTTGCCCAAAACTCAGGCGGATGGCCGCCTTCGTTTGTTGTATGAACTTCTATAATTCCCAGCTCGGGTCCAGCTTTATAACTCATTACCATTTGTTAGGTTCTCCTACTTTATTTTTTTTAAGGTGGCTGTCATGTTTATCAATTAAGACAGGCTCTTGATGCACTTTTTTTATATCTAAATCACTTAATTTTTTTACTTGTACAGAATCTTCGTTTTGCAAAACAACCAGAGGATCTGCAAGCCTATGATAACCGTATAGTTTTTGCTCTGCGGGTACATCTGTATCTAATAAACCGCTACTAGCAGCTACTTCTACTTGTATGCCTTGAGATACACACTTTGATAACCAAAATTCGCAACAAGCTCTTCCTGCTTCTGCAAAATGCAAATTACCTTTGTAAGAAAAATCTATACCAAATAACTTTAAGTTAGCTACTTCATTCCAATAAGCAAAGGCTATTGCATAGGCAACCGTATTATTTAAGTAAAAACAACTTGTTTGTTCTACAATTTCTTTAATTGGATAGCTTTTAAGACCTGGACAACGCTCATCTAATTCACAAGTATAAATAGGGCCTTCATGTTCTGTTAGTAGTTTAGACATACTATCGGTTTGACCGCCTGCATCATCAGTATCTAAGAATCTAGATGCTGGATCCATCATAAATACTCTATCATGATAAATTACAGATGCTACTGCGTTAATAGCCCACACTTCATCAAAGTGAGTACCATGAGATTTTGCCAAGTTGTAATCAAACCAACTTTTTCCCATACCCACAATAGCTACAGTTTTACCTTTAAGGCTTTTAATTTTTTTCATTTTCTCTCCTTTTTTTACGAAACAGAAGTTCGCAAAGAATCGTAACGATATTCGTCTCTTCTTCCTCTAGCCTCTGCTTGGTTCTTCAATCTTAAAATTTCTAAATTAAATCTTTTTTCATAAAGACTCATCATATCAGCATCACCCTTCATAAAAGTGTAGGCTTCAACTAAACATCCATATAACAAAGCGTTTCTTGCATTTTGAGAAATCCACGTACCAGATGTTTGACTTGTTAAACTGCTAGGATCATACAGATAATGAAGCTCGACATTGTAATCTTGATCTGGAACAGGAGAAACAATAAGAGTAGATCCATTATCTGAACCTGTAGAAAGTTCTTTATCAAAGTCTGCATAGTACAAAGGCCTTCCTCTTTCTGAAGTAGCCGTTGGATCTGGAGTATATTCCCGCATAAAACTTGTATGTTTTTTATCTAAATAATGATAGTCTCCATTACCGTCAATTACAGCTAAAGAAAAACTTAATTGAAAATCTGAAGGAGCTGTAAGATATGTATTGCCAGTAGTTAAATGCCCAGTTACATTTTTTCTAAAAAAATCAAATTGAACTAACTCAAAAATTCTTTCTTCAGTATTTACTATAAAATCATCTAAGGTTGCAACAAAAGTAGTCTCACTATTTTGTACATAGTTTTGTATTAGAGTTTTTAATTCAGCTAATGTCATGATGTGATAATTGTAACGCTTCCTAATGATGATGTCATTTTAGAAATTACAAAGTTTGTTGGTAGCGTTGAAGGATTCATAAAATCATCTTGATAAATACTAGAACTGGTAACTACCACAAAACCTTCTCCAGCTTCCGCGTCATTATTTGGTCTTGGTTTATACAAAGCTTCAGGATCTGAAACATGAGGCTCTGGTTCTAATTGAGGATGTTTTGGCTCATAACACTCAGGGCAAACTTTAAAGCCTGTCCATTCTTCCTTTAATTCACTAAGTTTATACTCAAAAGAACATCTATCGCATAGCGCTATTGCAAATTTGCCAAGTGCGTAAGCCATTTTAATTCATCCTAATACTTGGTCGTATTTTAAAAGAAGCCCTATCTTCATCTTGATCGGCAGCTCTTCTAAATTCTTCTTCATACAAAGCTTTTAACTGAGGTGTTAATTGTGGTGCTTTTTTTAAAGATAGATAATAAGATAAACCTGCGACAAAACAAGGGTAAAACCTAAAAGGCATATCCATAGTATTTGTTGCAGCGTCAGCATCATCCATTCTAATAATTTTGTTAAATACTAAAATATCGGTAGAATTTTCTGGGGTTGGCCACACTTTTAAAACAGGAGAAATTGTTTTGTCTAAAAAGTATTGAGACGGTCTAGCTTGAGTTTCTTTGTTGGGTATATTTAAATATTCAGATCTTCCAATTCTACTAATAGAAATATCAGTTTGAACATTATTAACCGTTCTCCTAACTACAACATCTAAAATATCTATTACATTAGAATTTAAAGTATAGTTAGCTGTTCCCTGAGTAACCGTTTGGGTATCTTGTTCTATTGTCCATTGATTTAAACCTCTGTTAGCCCATTCTGCAAGCATTAAATTAACACTTCTTATTGCGGTTTTTAAATCATATCCTGTTCTTAATTCAAGACCACAGCGCTCGTAAGCTTCTTCAATAAACTCTGTTACGTTTGGCTCAAAATTTGTACTGTTTGAAGTTGCCATCTATTTCTCATATAAATTGTTAAATGTAATTGATGGATCTAAATAACTTTCATGACCTTCAGCAGAATGCGCCCATTGTGACGGCTTAAAATCTGGAGGTCCTTCACCTGTAACCCATAATGCAGGACTTGTTGCCCTTACTCTGTTATTTGGCAAAGCAATCAAGTTACCTTTCCATTCACAATCCTCAGTTATATATAATACATGAGATTGTTTGTGTTGTGCAGGGTCATCTGCAATTTCATTATTGGTGTAATCAACCGTAAACAAATATTTAGCTGTATAAAATTCTGCTCCTATTTTTGCTAACCAAGGAGAAGAGCTTACCCTGTCCATTATTACAACCGAATGATCTCTTGATTCACAATCCCAAGGTTGAACTAAGTGATCTTCCATAGGTTTTGGAAAATCTTCCATAGGAATATCAGCAACTAATCCTTGAATAGGCATTCTGGCCCACATAGCGCCCCCATGGATGTTTCCCTCATCCCAATCATCACAATTAGCCTCTTCTCCAGTAAATACAACCTGGAAGCTTAGAGATCTATCTGGAATAGTGTTTACGGCTATTGCAAGCGCATGTATGTACTCATCTTGGTACTTTTGATGATTGTGAGTAAACTCTCTCCTAACCCAGCATTTAAAATGTGGGATGTTACTTATAAGATGTGGCACTAATTAGCTTTGATCAGCTCTTCTTCTGTTTGCATTTCCTGCTATTACAGATCCACCTTTAGATTTATACATCATGCTTCCACCTTTAGACTGCTTCATTACGCTTCTGCCTTTAGATTTTTTCATAATGCTGCTGTATTTTGTATTTTTCATTATTATTTACCTTTTTTAATTGTTTTTTTCTTAGCAGGAGCTTTTTTCTTAGGCATATTTAA